ACTGTGGTAAATTTGCCACACCCTATGCGCCCAGTGGGTCCCCCGCGTAGCGGCCTTGACTATAGGGAGTCCTCATCCTATGTTTGTCATCCGCTCGTAAGACCCCGTGGATTGGGGCGGATAACGGGGGATAAGGATTGGCTGCGTCGGTCGGCGGCCCCCACTTCAGAAGGAGAAGGCAGTGGAAGTAACCTATCTAGGGCATTACGGTTCGGACTTGACCGTGGTCAATGCTGCAAGGGTCAGCTTCGGAAAACAGGTGCAGGAGTTCCGGCCCGAGAAGGATGGTCGCCTGTTGCGGTATCTGGCGAAGCACAAGCACGAACTGCCATTTGCCCACCCCCACGTCAGCTTTCATTTCAAGGCTCCTATCTTTGTGGCTCGACAGCTTGCCAAGCACCAAGTGGGCTTCGTGTGGTCGGAGATCAGCAGGCGCTACGTCAAGGACACGCCGGAACTGTACTGGCCCAAGGAGTGGCGTAAGGGCTCTGAGGACATCAAGCAGGGCAGCACTGACGAGCCCTGGGACGACAAGTACGGGGTGACTGAGCGGGTCGATGTGGCTGCCCGGTCGTTGGTGTGGGACTACAAGCGTATGGTGGCGGAAGGCTGCTGCGCGGAGCAGGCGCGGATGATCCTGCCTCAGAACATGTACACGGAGTGGCATTGGACGGGTAGCCTGCTGGGCTGGGCGCGGGTATGGGGTCTACGGGTTAAGCCGGATGCCCAGCGTGAGACCCGAGAGATCGTGGAGAAGATCGGGGCCAAGATGACAGAATTGTTTCCCCATTCTTGGGAGGCGCTGACCAATGTCAAGTGACGTCGCGGAACTGATGGGTAAGCTGTTCAAGCGGGGGTTCAACCCGGATGGGATTGTCTATATTTTGAGACTGCTGGCAGCAGAGCATGAAGAAGGATCTGATCGGCGGCGTGATCTAGAGCTTGCAGCCGAAAGCCTACTGGAGTAGGTAGTGGGCGACCGGCGCCGCCTAGACTTTTAGCGCCGGGTTTGGTATAGTGGTAGTTCACCCCAAGAGGAGCTATTGATGCGTAATTATGAAGATGCGCCGACCCCGTCTGCGCGTGCAGCGACGATTATTCGCCGCACCTATTCTAGGCCCCAAGCTGACGGCTCCTTTGAGGAATGGTCGGACATTGTCGGAAGGGTGGTTTCGCATCAGCGTTGGCTGTGGCAGCGGGCGCTGGGCGACAAGCCGCTGACGGCTATGCAGGAAGGTGAACTGGAAGAACTGCGCGAAGTCCTGCTGCGGCGGGAAGGCTCGGTGTCCGGTCGCACGCTGTGGCTGGGCGGTACGGCGGTGGCTAAGAAGCGTGAAGCCTCTATGTTCAATTGCGCCTTTACGAAGGTCGAGACCGTCCACGATGTGGTGGATGCGTTCTGGCTGCTGTTGCAGGGCTGCGGCGTCGGCTTCGAACCGGTGGTGGGTACGCTGAATGGCTTCACGCAGCCGATGGAAATCGAGATTGTGCGTAGCCAGCGGGCCAAGCTGGAGCAGAAGAAGGGTCGCGAAACCAATGTCGAGACGTTCACGCAAGAGAACGGGAAGACGGTTTGGGCTATTAGTATTGGTGACAGCGCAGAAGCCTGGGCCAAGTCGGTGGGTAAGGTGCTGGCTGGCAAGCGGAAGGCTGATGTGCTTCGACTTGACTTCGGGCAGATTCGTCCAGCCGGGGAGCGTCTTGCTGGGTACGGTTGGATTTCGAGCGGCGACGAGACTTTTGCTCCCGCGCTTGAAAGGATCGCGCAACTTCTTAACGCGCGTGCCGGTCAGCTTCTTACCCGGATCGACATCCTCGATCTTCTTAACCACCTCGGCACCACCCTCTCCTCACGACGTTCGGCGGAGATTGCACTGGTTCCGTTTGGCGACCCGGAATGGGTGGAGTTCGCCAAGGCGAAGAAGGACTTCTGGGTCCATAACAACTTCCATCGCCAGCAGTCTAACAACTCGGTGATGTTCAAGTCGCATCCTACGCATGCGGACATTACTCAGCTTTTTGATCTGATGCAGGAAGCGGGCGGCTCTGAGCCTGGCTTCATCAACATGGTGGAAGGCAAGCGTCGCGCCCCGTGGATTTCTGGTGTTAATCCCTGCGCCGAAATTCTGCTGCCCAACAAGGGCTTCTGTAACCTTGTTGAAATCAATCTGAGCCGCTTCAACGACGAGAATCTGGACCGCCTCTTTAGGACTGCTGAACTGCTGGCCCGCGCCAACTACCGCCAGACTTGTGTCAATCTGGTGGATGGGGTGCTTCAGCGGGCGTGGCATGAGAACAACGAGTTCCTGCGCCTGTGCGGCGTGGGTGTTACGGGCGTGGCCGAATGGAAGTACGGCAACAATCCCATGTCGTGGGCGCTCCTGAAGTCGGTTGTTAAGGATGCTGCGTATGGCATGGCCGACGAACTGGGCCTCCCCCGCCCCAAGGCGGTCACTACGGTCAAGCCGTCGGGCACTTTGAGCAAGATTATGGACACGACCGAAGGCGTTCATAAGCCGTTGGGCAAGTACATCTTCAACAATGTGCGGTTCAGCAAGCATGATCCCTACGTTGAGAAGCTGATTGCCGCGAACTACCGGGTGTTTCAGGACCCGTCCAGCCCGGATGCGGTGCTGGTGACGTTCCCGGTGGCCTACGAGAACGTTCAATTCGACGTTGTCGATGGCAAGCATGTCAATTTGGAGCCTGCCCAAGCCCAGCTTGATCGCTACAAGATGCTGATGGACTACTATGTGGACCATAACTGCTCGGTTACCATCAGCTATAGCCCGGAAGAAGCGCCGGAAATCGTCGATTGGCTTGCCGACAACTGGAATAACTACGTCGGTGTGAGCTTCCTGTACCGGACTGACCCCACCAAGACCGCTAAGGACCTCGGTTACCTGTATCTACCGCAGGAAGTTGTGGACGAAGAGGTCTATACGGCCTATGCGAGTACCCTGAAGCCGCTGGATGGCGGTTGCATGACCTGTCAGCAGGCCGCTAAGGACGAACAGGAGTTCGAAATTGACACCGGAAGCGAGTGCGCGACCGGGGCATGCCCCATCCGATAAGGTAAGGAGTCCCTGTCGTGGAGAATGCAGTACTTTTGCTACCCCTGCTGGTTACTTTTGCTCTGGTTGCGGGCGTAGTCTTGAAGAAATTGCTAGCTGGAGATCCTACTCTGAGGAAGAAAAGTCAAATGTTCTCAGAGCCGTAGCACAACGTAGACTAGGTGCTTGACTTATAGGGGTTGGTAGGGTAGTATTCCTATCAGCCCCTTCTTTTTAGGACCTTGGCATGCAGTTCACGGTGCAATACGACGACGGCGTCTGGATTTTCACGGTCGCCTCCGACGATGACGAGCCTGACTACCTCGAAGAGTTCGAAATCACCAACCTCGCTGATGCGGCGGCTGCCGCCAAGGACCTGATCGAGGAGATCATGGAGGCTGCCGAGGCCGAAGACGAAGAAGACGACGAAGCTGACCCGCTCGAAGGGTTCTTGGACGAACTTGAGGAGTAACAGGTGCCGTGGCCGCTGAACGGGACGCAGCAATTCAGGACTTCATAGAAGCTACTGACATTGACCGGCGGCTTCTGGAGGCAATTTCAAAGGTCCTAGCCAAGTCGCCCCGCGCTGTCCTCATTGCGTGGGAAGATGACACCTCCTTTGGCATGACATCCATCCCATTCTCTAGGAGTCTAATCAAGGGCATGGTCGACACCGCATTCGACGCTGTCTTCGGTGACGAAGAAGTTCCCGAGACCGACCCCGATGAGTAACTACCTGATTCAAAAGGCCCGTTACATGTGGAACGGCTTGATTGTCCTCCCGATGTATGTTATACTCTTCCGCTAGACGGAGGCCCCTTCTATGCCCTTTATCAAGATTTCCCAGCTTACGACGGCCACCGCCGTCTCGGCTACCAACCAATTCGAAATCAACCAGAACGGTGCGTCTCGCAGCGCCGAAGTCTCGGTGGTGGCTGCATATGTGCGCTCCTCCGCGACCGACGTCCTCATGCTGCCCGCCGGCTCCGTCACTGCCCCCTCCCTCTTCCCGACGGGCGACACCAACACCGGCATCTTCTTCCCAGCCGCCGACACCATCGCCTTCACCGAAGGCGGCGTCGAAGCAATGCGTATTGACGCCAGCGGCAACGTCGGCATTGGTACAACGTCGCCGGGCGCAAGGCTAGAGGCTTCTATTTCCGCCGCATCGGGCGAACGTGCAATCCAAGCCAGGAACACGTCCACTGCACAGTTTTCGGGTGCGACAACTGCGCTTGTTGGACCTTCCACCACCTCGACGCGGTTCACGCATTTCAACGCAAATGCAGGCGGTACACAGGCCGAGTTCGCCATTCAGAAAGGCGATGGCTCCGGTGGCTTCTCTGCTGGGTTGGCAGGATACAACTACACCTCTGATTTTTGGTATTTCTCGACTGCTGGCTCCGAGCGCATGCGGATCACCTCTGATGGAGAAGTCTACATCGCCGGGACGACTGACCAGGGCGCTTTTAATCTTCAAGTCAACGGCACGGGCGTGTGGGGCGCAGGCGCTTACACCAACGGCTCCGACGCGCGCATTAAGGACGACATTTCCCCCATCGCTTCTGGCCTAGATGTCGTTGCCAAGCTTCGTCCCGTGCAGTTCCGCTACAAGGAAAGCTGGTCAAAGGATCGTTTCCTTCAGCCGGGCTTCATCGCGCAAGAACTGCAAGAGGCGCTGGCCGACCAGCCCTACGCGGAAGGCGTCGTGCATCAAGGACCGGAGTACATGAGCGTGTCGTATCAGACGCTCATCCCGGTGCTGACCAAGGCCGTCCAAGAACTCACCGCGAAGCTGGAAGCCGCAGAGGCCCGCATCGCCAACCTGGAGAACCGCTAATGCCTACCTACACCTGGGTGATCGAGCAGCTTGACTGCTACCCGCAGCGCGACGGGCAGCCGGATGTCGTGTTCACGGTCCACTGGCGCCTTAACGGCACGGACGGCACCAACACCGCGACCGTCTATGGCAGCGTTGGCCTGACTTACGAGCCGGGCCAGCCCTCCACGCCCTACGCTGATCTGACGCAGGCGCAGGTTATCGGTTGGGTGCAGGACGCTCTTGGCTCCGAGCAGGTGCAGGCGCTGACGGACAACGTGGCGGCGCAGCTTGCGGCTATCGCTAACCCGCCGGTCGTCGCGCCTCCGCTGCCGTGGGCGCCCTGATCGTCCTCGCCTTTTAAATGGCTGATCCGAAAAAGATTTCGCAACTTACGACGGCGGGTCCTCTTACCGGCGTCGAGCTTCTGCCTATTGTGCAGAACAGTGGCACACTCCAGACCACCATATCTGCGGTGGCCATCTTCGCGACCAGTGCCGTTAGCAATGATATTGCTGCGGTCTCGTCGCGACTAGACACGGTTTCGGCGGCGGTCTCTGCCAATGCGGCTCAGATCGCTGCCGTCTCTGCTGCCGTCGTCAGCACCAATGCCGTCGTCTCGGCGTTTTCTTCTACGGTGGTGCAGGTCCAAGCCTCCATCTCCGCCATCAACTCCACGCTTGCAGCCATCGACGTCTCCGCCCTGGTCGCTCTTGAGTCTCGCGTCTCGACTCTTGAAATCCGCGTAGCCAACGTCTCGGCCTCTGTCAGCGCCCTGCAAGTCCAACTCAACGACGTCTCGGCCGCCACCTCCGTCAACGCTGCCGCAATCACTTCCGTCAACAACGTCGTTTCCGCCCTTGAAATCCGGGTCAGTGCGGTTTCCGCTGCGGCTGTCTCGCTAGGCTCCGCTCTCACCTCCACCAACAACGTCGTTTCGGCTCTCGAAGTCCGCGTCAGCGCAGTCTCGGCCGCAGCCGTTGTCAATGCCGCAGCAATCACCTCTGTCAATAACGTAGTCTCAGTCCTTGACA